GAGGGGCTGCTGCAACACGCCGCAGCCAAGGCTTTCTTCTTGTTGTCGTCCATTAAAGTCCTCACGTAATCAATAAGGCCTGACGGCCAACACCTGTATAAGTAGCCAGTATTATTCCACAGCGCTCAAGGATCGCCTACCCCTGATTTGCGATTTCTGCTGCGGCGTGTTGCAGCAGCCCCTCTAGCGCGGCCTTCACCGTTTGTCGGCGGACCTCATCGCGATTCCCGGGGAAGTGCCGGCACTCGCAGGTCAACGTCTCTCCCGCGCCCCAGGCCAGCCACACGGTCCCCACAGGCTTCTGTGCAGAACCGCCATCCGGCCCGGCGATACCACTGACCGCCACGGCGAAACGCGCATGGCTCTTGGCCTGCGCCCCGCGAACCATCGCCTCGACTACTTCACGACTGACCGCACCAACCGAATCAAACAACCCGGCCGGTACATTCAATTGCAGGGTCTTCTGGCGGTTGGAATAGGTCACATAACCGGCCTCGAACCAGGCCGAACTGCCCGGAATCCGGGTAATCGCCTCGGCAATCCCGCCGCCGGTGCAGGACTCCGCGGTGGTGACATGGGCATTCAGAACCTGCAGACGCCGACCGAGTTCAGCGGCAAGCTGGGTAATTTCTTTCACAGTCCTCTCCTGATGGGGCTGGCGTGTGCTTACCGTACACCAGGAAAGAAGGCTTGCAAGTGACAAGCCGTCAGGAAAACCAACGGCTCTGGAACAAGGCTTCAGAGGAAGTGACCGTGAACAGTCACGCCCTGCGCCAGGAACAGCGCCAGCCACCAAGCTGACGCGGCTAGTCCAGCGGCCAAACCCTGCCGAAATGGGCAAAAGCACCGGCCCCTGTTCATCCACCTTCCCTGCGCAGGCATGTCAGGCCAGCAAGTCCCACGTCAAAGCTATCGCGCCACCCGGAGTGGATGCGTATGCCCACAATGCCTGGCCTGCGGGAATACGGATCGGATACGGCATGACAATCTCGGAGTCACTGCCGGAAATGCTAGAGCCATTGCCAGAGAAGATGATTGCCGCATTGGAGATGGAAGAGCCGGTCGGCCCCACATACAGATCGACGACACCGGTCGAGGTCTTGATCAACCCCGTCTGGATGATCAGGCCACCGGTGTTTTGAGCGGCCGAAACGATCTCCACAATCCCTTTTGGGAATACGGTAATGAAGTGCTTGCCCATGGTTACTGCGTTCATATTGTTCACCTTTGAATGGAATGGTCGGTCACTGAAAGTGCCGTTTTCATGTCGCTCAAAGGCGATTGCCCAAGGCTCGAGGCCTTCACATGATTCAAGGTTCCACAGCGGGAACATTTGATCTGGAGCTCGGTAAACTCGCCCACACGGGCGAGAAGTCGTTTGCACTGCCCGCATCTGCATTCTTTTAACATCGACAAGCCCATTTGATTTCAACCGCCCGCAACCCCGGCAACGATCCACTTTCACGTGAGCCTCAAGGCCCTCAGCGGATTGCCGGAGCACCTTGCAACAACACCTGAGACTCCCGCACCCACTGCTGCAACGCCCTCAATTGCTCGGCGTTGGCGTGGCATTGGCTGTAGTTGTCGACGACGCTGGCGGCGACGGTAGAGAGTGCAAGGCCCGAGGCGGCGTCATCAGCGACGCTGGGGCCTGCGGCCACGGGCAGATTGGCGGCGCCGGCGTCGTGCACCCGGACAAAACCAGCAGGTACAACGCAGGCGTTATCAGCCGCTTTCGAAACATGGATCGGAACCTCCTTGGTAATAGTGGCGCCCGCCTGATAGACCTTGACGACGCGATCGACATACTCGACCACCACCTTCTCCTTGACCCGGCCCAACGCCTGGCCCTGCTCGAAGGATTGTTGCAGTCGAGCCTCGTCCAGGCGCTGCTGCTTACTGCGTTCGCTACCGGCACCGCTGACGAAGCCAAGTGCATAGAGCAACCCAGCCACGACCGCGATGGCCAGCCAACTGCGGATATTCATCACGCCCTCCCTTGACCGATATGAAATGCATCAAGCGACCTGCAAAAATCCCTGTAGCCGCTGCCGCAGGCTGCGAAAAGGTCCGCAGGACCTTCCCTCCAGGTCCAATCGCAGCCGACGGCGGCGGCTAAAAAAGCTGCCCGCCTCCGCATGAACTCAGACCACGGGCAGGCACAAAACCGCCCGCGCCCTGGCCCAGAGTTGCAGACGATCCTGCAAGCCGTTCAAACCGCCATTGATACGGCGGGTGATGCTGTTGAACTCATCGCGATCGGCCAGGGCATTGAGCCCGCCGCGCTCCCAGAACCAGGCCGCCGACTCGGCGGCCCATTGCGGCTGCTCCAGCAGTTCCGGCAACTCCAGCAGGCGCTCATCGCCAAACAGCCCGAGGCTGCACTGGCGATAGTTGCTGCGCCCGGTGATCTGGATCAGCCCACGCCCGCGATACCGCTGGCCATCGCCGTCGGCCTCTGGGGTGTTGCCCAGGCGTGCGGCGAGCGTGCCGGTGTCGTACTTGCTCAGGTATTGATCACTGCCCAGCTCGCGCACGTATTGCAGTTGCCCGGATTCGTGACCGATCTGAGCCAGAAAAGCCGCCTGACGCTTCGGCGTATCGATCTGCCGATGGGCCATGGCGGTGTTGAGTGGAGAAACAAAAACGCCCGCTTGGCGGCGGGCGTTAGGCATGATTTGTTGCAGTTGTTGTTCGGTGATTGCCATGGTCGGTGTTTGTAAATGGATAAGAAAACGCCCCGACTGTGCGGGGCGTTTATTGAGCGGGGATTTGATCGGGCGGTCGCGGCCAATCGACATCTGAGGGAAATCCTGGTTGCTGCTGAAGTCGATTCAACGCTACCCGGTAAAGCTTCCAGAGTTTCAGCTGTTCCACTTCGCTTGCATTGGCGATATCGGTATCAATCGCGTCCTGCAAAGGCCCCATGCGGTTTGCCGCGATCGCCAGGAGCTGGTCTCGCCGCCCCAGCACTTCATCAATCGAAGAGGGAGGAAACATAGTTTCCAATGGGGCTTGTTCTGAGAAGTACTCTCCTGGAAGAAGATCCTCCTCAACATTGACCGCACGCCAGCCTTGACCATCATTGCGTACTGCAAAACTCATAAAACCTCCTCATACCCATGAATTGCTACGGCCCCTGCCGCGCTTTGAGACGCGACATAGATGCTCATGCCCTCAAGTACAACTTCTGCCGACATGACATCTGGAGAGGTATTCGTACCACCGGCAATAGTCGTCGATATCTGCGGAGCCGAGGAGCTGCGAGTCCCAAGGTAGCTTGAGTTGGATGCGATACAGACATTCGACTGAGCGCCGCCGTTGTAGCTGGCAATAGCCGTAAGAGAGACAGATATCGCAGTGGGCGGTACAAAGTTGACCAATGACACTTCCCCCCAAGTGGGTGCTGTGGAGTTCCAACTGCCAACAACCCCTGCCGCCACAAGCCGGTTAGACACAACATTGGTGCCTGCCGCCAACAGCCACTTAACCTTGGAACCGCGTTGCCGGTATCGAAGCGGGTACTTGTTGACAGCATCGGTAAAAAACGAAGTCACCCGTACTGCAGTGAAACCAGCAGGAAGCACCGGTTCATAGACAAACAACACAGGTGTAGCACCAAGCGTCTGCGTCGCCGGATGACTGGCAGTAATCTGATTGGCAGAATCGACCGACTGGACCACGGTTCCAGGAGGGAAAGCCCCACCCGCGAAAGCCATTCCCTTGCGCATCTGGGCAGTGCTGGGAATGCCTGTAACCACATTCGAGCCAGCCGTCGCGCTCACCGTAATGGCAGGCATCAGAGCCGCGATTCCGGCTACTACCTCACCATTGGTTACTACCCACCCGCTGTACCAACTTGAGGCTGCGACAGCACCCAGATCAAGCCCATTAAGCCCATTGGTCAAAAGGTTGATGCCGACATTGACATCAGTTAACACAGATGCTGCCCCAGCAGTTCCAACAATGAGCCGCTGCGCTCTAATGCCGACTATGGAGTTATGACCAGAAGCAGAAACAAAAAGTTTTTGAGGCTCCCCGACAGCAGCCATTGCTTTGACTCGCTGAAGTTCCAAAAGCAAGGTCGAGATATCAACTGCCCCCTCATTGACAGGAGCATTCCAAGCTTTGATGCACCACATTACAGCTAGATTTCGAGGCCGTGACTCGTCCCCCCCAGACGCACTGGTTGTTGCATCCAACTCCCCAACCCAGCACAAACTCGTAGAACCGCTTTGAGGCATCGCCGTTTGCTTGGTTTTATAAGAGTGTGTATGGCTCTTGTTTTCACTAAGTTGATAACTACCAATTACCCGGCCGCCATCCACCCCCCGCCCATGATCCCAACCTCGCAAAAACTCCCCTCGCGACTCCGGCAACCGGAAGTTACCCGCGCCCTCGCCCCCGGTGTTGAAGGTCGTGCCCAAATAGGCCGCCAGATCCGGATAAGTCGCAGCGCTCTGCACACTGCCGTCCACCTCCAGGAATCCCGTCGGTACCGTGCCCTTGGGAAACGGCACCATGGCCCCCACCGGCAGGGCCGACATGTTCTTCAGCAGCGCCTCGATCTCGGCCTTGGTGTAGGTCACCGACTTGGTATACGCATCGGTGATCCCATACTCGGCCAAGGTCGTGCGGATCTTCTCCGGCGGAATCGAATCACGGACGATCGCCTTGATCGCCGCCAGCAGCTGATCATGCTCGGCCTCGGCCGGCTCTTTCCCACCCGCACGAATCACGTTGAGCAATTCATCGGTCACCGCATTTCCCCAGTCGGAAGAAATCAGTGAGCCGACTTGCCCCGTGACCGGGTTCTCGTCAACAAACTTCCCATTTACCAGCCCGACACTGGGCACACTCTTTGGATAATCCACTCGTCTGTCCTCTAGTTGAAATTGAAACCCAGCAACGCAAGGTCGATGGGTAGCCAATAAGTCAGAGACTCCAGGCCTAGGCCTGGAACGATCTCAATGTGCTGTGTGCGTCAACTCGCCCAGATGCCGAACTCTGGCCAAGCCGATAACGAACTCGATCGCATCAACAATTGACCAAAGATATCTGCATCGGGATTTATCAAAGGATAAGAAAGGTGAAATGCCCCATCGAAGGACGAGGAGTCGGAAACTATGCCTTTGGCATCGTCCCGATAGTCAGAGGGTTGAAACAGGTAATACGCAAACCACCGAAAACATCAATGAAGCACTGTCAAAAAAAGTCAGACGCTGCGGAAAATTCAACAGCCGGCCAACCTGCAATGAGCATCGACGCCTCATACAAGCCAGCATCAACAGCAGCAACCAACTCGCTCTCACGCATAAAGCAGGCCTGTACATACGCATCAACGGCACTATCACAAACCTGTATCTGACGTGCGTCGAGCTGCACGAAAGAACCACTTTCCAGCTTCCAGTGGATTACGTAGTTGGCATCTCGTCCTGCCCTTACTGCGGCTCGAGTGAGCTTCGCCTGGCTTGCACGATCCGTTTGAATAGCCAAGCCTTGAACAACGATACCGCCTTCCTCACGCCTGAATCGTTCATCGGCAATCAATGCCAACATATCGGTAGCGTTAAAAGAGAGAGTCGGATATTCGAGAGAGAAAATCTCTCCTTCCAGCAAGTGCTCGACACCGTCCACCGCCCTGCAACCCCGGCCATCGGCTCGAACTGCAAACCCATTCATAAGTTGTCCTCCCATCCAAGACATTGCAAAACACCTGTCGCCGCATAAGAACCGAATCGAATCGTTGGTCCTTCCAACAAAAACAGACCATTGGCAGTAGGTACCGGCGAAGAAGGGTTATAACCGCCGACGAAGGGTGCAGCATTGAGCGATGCAGTATTCAAGTAAATAGGCGCTTGCGCGGTATAGGCGCTGCTGGGGGCAAAGCCAACGTAGCCGTTGTTGGTACCGGCAGTCAGTGAAATTTTTGCCGCGGTCGGAGGAACAAAAGCAGAGACGGCAACATCCGCAGCGGGGCTGACAACCCCAGAGGCCATTAGCGGTAGATTTGGTACATTGGAACCCGGCATCACCTTGTACTGAACGCTGTTACCCGCCTGAATAAACGACAACAGAAACTTGTTTGCCGTGGAGTCGGTTCGCGTCCAGCTGACACGGGCCTTGTGGGTGTACCCCACAGGCAACAGAGGAGCTTTGTCACTGAGCGACAACAAACCTGCGACACCTGCACCTCCCCAGATCACCCAGACGCTGTACCAGGTGGAACCGGTCAGCAGCCCGCGGTCCAGGCCATTGGCCCCCAAAGCCGTAGCGTTGATCACAAGATTCACGTCACTAATTGTCTTGAATGACAACTCGTTACCAACTACTAGTTGATCGACCATCACATTCACAGATGAACTGAGCCCCGTAGTCGACGCCTTCAGACCTTTGTAGATCCCAACAACGGTGTTTTGCTGCGCGTTACGCACATCGATAGCCAGAGCGGCAATATCGATATTTCCCTGATTGCTGGGTGCATTCCAAGCTTTGACACACCACATCACCGCGAGGTTTCTAGGTCGGGTTTCCATACCACCTGATAATGCGGTTTCTGTAAGGTACTTGTTGCCATCGGCGGCAATACCGCCAGCGTATCCTGATCCCGTTTCGGTAACGACGTTGGCGTCAAGCGCGTGCTTGTGACTCCTCAATTCGTCGGCCTGCCAGCTACCCAGACCACGCCCAGCATCCACCCCCCGCCCATGATCCCAACCCCGCAGAAACTCCCCTCGCGACTCCGGCAACCGGAAGTTACCCGCGCCCTCGCCCCCGGTGTTGAAGGTCGTGCCCAAATAAGCCGCCAGATCCGGATAGGTCGCAGCGCTCTGCACACTGCCATCCACCTCCAGAAACCCCGGCGGCACCGTGCCCTTGGGAAACGGCACCATGGCCCCCACCGGCAAGGCCGACATGTTCTTCAACAGTGCCTCGATCTCCGCCTTGGTGTAGGTCACCGACTTGGTGTAGGCGTCGGTGATGCCGTACTCGGCCAAGGTGGTGCGAATCTTCTCTGGCGGTATCGAATCACGGACGATCGCCTTGATCGCCGCCAGCAACTGGTCATGCTCGGCCTCGGCCGGCACCTTGCCACCCGCACGAATCACGTTGAGCAATTCGTCGGTAACCGCGTTTCCCCATTGCGAGGAAATCAGTGAGCCGACTTGCCCCGTGACCGGGTTCTCGTCGACAAACTTGCCGTTCACCAGCCCTACGCTGGGAACACTTTTCGGATAATCCACTGGTTCTTGTCTTCTCTAGTCATAGTTGATGTACACCTGGGTATGCGCCGGTGTACTGCGATGGATCAGGCACTCCAGGGCGCTGCCCGGGTTCATGCCAAAACGTTCGCCCCAATAGCTCGCGCCGAAGCGCCGGCCCAGTTGCAAGCGGCCGCCGGTATTGAGGGTCCACATGAAATTCGCCCGCCAGGTGCCGAAATGCGCGTGACCAAAACGTGAGCGGCCCATGCGTGGGGTGCTCAGTTCGGTGACGCTGGCATTGGGGTAGCCCTGGCTGCGGGCGATTTCGACGAAGTAGGCGGCGCGCTGGCTGCCCACCGCCAACAGGCGGCGGCGCACGGCCAGGCGCCGGTCTTCGAACAGCGGGGTCAGGCCCAGGCAGGGATCGGGCAGGTTCATGACCTTTTCCCAATCGGTCACCAGTTCGCTGACGCTGGCCGGGTCCATTTCGTTTTGCAGGTCCACGGCCCGGGCGTCGATGCGCGCCAGCTCCTGGGAGATGCCCTGCAACACTCGCTCAAGCTCCGGCACCCGCTCCGGGTCCCAGGCCGGGCCGCTGGGCAGCAGGCTGCGCAGCTGATCCTGGTACTGAGCAGCGCTTCTTATTGCTGCCATTGGCAACCTCCAAATACCAGCAACTGATTATTCGCCGCCGGCACATCGGCCAAGGGCGCCAACAGTTGGTGATCCTGCTCGCCGGTGGCGCTGCTGATGGCTTCGCGGATATGGCTGAGCAACAGGGTCTGGCCCAGACCGGCCTCGCGGCTGTGCAGGTCGCGCAGTTGGCTCTCGACGGCGGCGCGCACCGCGCTGGTGTCGGGGGTCAGGCGCAAGGTGTAGGTCACCGGCAGCATCACCGGGGCCAGCACCTGCACCTCGGCGGTGACCGGGCGCAGCGGCTCGATATAGGCCTGGACCTGCGCCAGTTGCTCGGCGTTGGGGATCGGCAGCGGGTCATCGTCACGCATGACGAACAGGCCCACCGTGCCTGGCCCCAGGTAGTTGCGCCGGCACCAGGCGCGGGTGATGCCTGGGCATTCCAGGGCCCAGGTTTCGTAGTCGTCCGCCGAGCCGCCGTGGGGAATGATCCGATAGGAGCGAATCACCCGGGAGCGCAGGGATTCGAGGCTTTCCCGAGCCACGCCACCGCTCAGGCCCGGGGCCAGGACGGTGAACGCGTTGCCGATGCCTTGCACCGGCTGCACCGCGGTCAACTCCAGGCCCGCATCGGCATTGCCCAGGGCCCCGCCATCGACCGCCTGGATCGTGGTGCTGTTGAGCCCGGCGCTGGTGGTGCGCGCGGCGGTCACCTTGTAGCTGCGACCGTCGCTGCTCTGCAGCAGGGTATCGACATCCAGCACGGCGCCGGCCGCGGCCATGAAGCTGACGCTGCCACGGGCCGCCTGGGCGGCCTTGCGCGGCTGGTTCAGGCGCAGCGCGGCGATGCGCTCCAGGGTCGACTCATCGGCCTTGTCCGGAAGGATCTGCTCGGCGATCCAATCCAGGTAGCCGTACAGGCCAAAGGCGGCACCACTCAGGGTGCGGGCCAGCACTTGGGCATCGGACTGGCGCAGCGAATCGCTGGCCAGGTCGCTTTGGGTGCGCTGAATCAGCACCGGCAGCGAAGGGGTTTCAAACGGCATAGGTCACCTGCCAACTGTGAATGGGGTTGAGGTCCAGGCGTTCGCCGTCGGCCAGGATCAGCACCGTGCGCAGGTTCAGGCGCTGGGCGTCGAGGCGCTCGGTGATGATCTCCACGGCGTTGCAGTGGCCATCGTCGATCAACCATTGCAGGGCCTCGCGGGCATAGAATTCGGCGTCGAGCTGGGTCTGCCGGGTCAACTTGACCCGGCGCAGCAGCCACAGGCGCGAGCCGATGCGGTCGTCGGCCACGCTGGGAAAACTGTCGCCCCACCAGCCGTAGCGCTGGTCGTCGTCCAGCGCGTCGTCATCGGCGGCGCGACGCCAGGTGAACAGGCTGATTTCCACGGCCCGGGTCAGGGCGTTCTTCAGGTCATAGGTGGCGAACATGCTTAACCTCCCACGGGTACGCCGGTCTGGCCAGGACCGGGTTGCACGCCGCTGTGGACGTGGTTGATCTGGCTGATGCCGGCGGCGACCTGATCGCCCTGGGAGACGATCTTGCCGCTCATGCTCAGGGTCGGACTGTCGATGTTGACGCCGCTGCTGGCGCGGATATTCAAGGTCGCGGTGTCGATGTCGATGACCCGCCCGCGCTTGAAGTGGATCTTGTCGCCCTCGTCGGTGTAGATCGCCACTTCACCGGCGGCCAGGGCCTGCAAGCGGTAGCGCCGGTCGGCCACCACCAGCACCACCGCGTGGGAACGGTCGCCCCCCAGAAAGGTGGCGATGCCCTCGGCGCCGGCCAGGGGATTGCTGGTGAAACCGTAAGGCTCGAAATGCTCCATGTCGTCGTTGACCTCGCCGGCGGTAAGGCGCATTTGCAGCGATTGCAGTTTGTTGGCCGAGTTGGCGAGCACCACGGTGCCCCGCGCCAACAGGCGTGTCAGTAAGCTCATGCTGAGTTCCTTGGAGGGTAGGAGCCGGCTTGCCGGCGAACAGGAATTGCGCGGCTTCGTGCCGGATGCCTTCGCCGGCCAGCCGGCGCCTGCGGATGGGCGCGGGTTTCAGGTGTTGCCGGGTGTCGGGTTGGCGTCGAAGGTCTGCGGCGGCGCCACCTGCAAGGTGGTGATCGAGCCCTGCTCGGACAGCGACCAGGTGACCTTGGAGATCAGCATGTCCTGGTCGAAACCCAGCACCGGATCGATCACTCGCACCAGGGTGTTGTGCTTCCACAGGTCGCCATTGCTCTGGCGCCAGCCCTGCACCTGATAGGTGGTGGTCAGTGCCTTGCCGGTGCGGGTGCCGCACTCCCAGTCAGCGCGCTGCTGAGCCAGTTCGGCGCTCAGTTGCGCGGCTTCGTTGATCACGGTCACGCGCTTGCGGGACACCCTGGCGTCGTTGGCCTGACCCGACACCTCGCTGACCGCCGCCCCGCTGCTCTGGTCGCTGCCCTTGTGCTGGCCGATCACCCGGTACTCGGAAAACACCGCGGAAAAATCCATCGCTGCATTGGCCGAGAGAATGTTCTTGCCCAGCTCCAGGGCATCGCTGGCGCGCCCGCCGCTACCCGGTGCCGCCAGCAGCAGGTAACCGTCGGCGTCATCGGTGGAGAACACCCGGTACAGCGTCAGCAAACGGTCGATGGAGGCGAACACCGTCTCCCCCGGCACGATGCTGTGGGTGTGCAACTTGCCGGTCGGGGCGATCTCGCTGCGCACCCCGACCCCGTAGGATGCAGCCAGGGCGCGAACGATGCTCAGCACGTCCTGCTGGCGCCATTGGCTCGGCCGGTTGATGGCCGCGCAATCCACCAGATCCTGGGTCAGCGAACCGCCCTGGATGCTCAGGCTGATCTGCTGGCCGTCGTAACTGATCGGCGCCTTGTAGACATGCCCGGTGAGCACCAGGTCGCAACCGATGCGCACCTGACAGCGAGCGCCCGGACGGATCCGCACCTGCGAGTCCTGCCCCGGCCATTGCCAGGTGATGTTGAGGCTGAAGGTGCGGAACTGCCGCTCCAGATCCGCACTGATCTCCACGCTTTTCCAGCCGCTGTAATCCAGCCCGTCCACCGTCAGGGTGACGATATTTGCCAGTTCGTCCATGGGTCACTCCCGAGCGATTTGCAGGTCGGCCGGCGGCAGGAAGCCCGGATGGGCCACCCGGTTGCGCTGCACCACTTCGCCGACCCGCGTCGCATCGGCGAACCGCTGATAGGCCAGCACCAGCGCCGGCATACTGCTTTTGGGGCTGAGGCTGACCAGTCGCACCCCCGAAGAGGCCACGGCATTGAGGTGCCCCTGCAGTTGCTGGCGCAGGCTGTTGAGCGCCTGGTAATGCATCGGATCGGCCTTGAGCGCGGCCTGCCAGATCAGCTCATTGAGCTGGTCACGCAGGGCCAGCACATCGTCGGCCACCGGCACCTCCAGGCGCTGCACCGGCCGGCTGGCCTGCTGTGCCAGGGGCGGCGTGTTCTTGAGCTTCACCACGGGCGTGGCCACCGGCAACGCCGACACCAGCCGGGCGATCTGCACCAGCAGCGCATCCTGCACCAGGTTGGCCACCGCCTCGGCCGCCGCCGTGGTGTCCTTGCCGGTGGTCAGCTTCGGCGCATCGATGCGCCGGGCCGCCTCCACCTGCTGGGAAATATCGGCGAGCATCTGCCGATAGCCGGTACGGGCAAAATCCTTGAGCCCGCGTACATCCTCCAGCAACCCCTTGAACTCCGTGCTCAACTCCTTGGGTATTTCCTTGACCGCCTTGACCAGGGTGTTGAGGTCGCCATAGAACTCGATCAACGGCTTGAACTCGTGCTCGATGACCGCATACACCTCTGTCAGCCCCTTGCGCAGCGCATCCACGCCGATCCGCGCCTGCTTGATCAGGTTGGTGGCGAACTCGAAGCGCAGCACCGCCGAGCCCAGCAAGGTATCGCTGGCCACCAGCACCTGCTGCTGGGTGTTGACCACCGCCGAGGGAAAGCGCAGCGGCTGGTCCGGATAGAACTTCAGGCTGAAGGTCACCAGGCCGCCATCCTGGCGGCTCTGGGTCATCTCGCATTCGCCGACCTTGACCTGCATCCGCCCGAGCCAAGGGTGCACCAGCTCGCCGCTGCCCTCCTCCAGGGCCTTGAGCAGCCTGTCGCGCTGCTCCAGGCAATCGGCACCGACGATAAAGGCCGTCAGGTCATGGATCTTCGCCTGCTGGCCAAGGCCCTCGAAAAACGGCTGGTCGCGCTGTGGGTACTCGTGCAACTGGCCTTTCTGGCCCACCGGGGTTTTCGCCTGATCGACCCAGAACGGCACGCCGCGAAAGGATGCGGGCAACAAACGATCACGCCAGTTATCCGCCATGGGAACCTCCTAGGGAAAGTGAGCGATAGCCCAGGGTTGAAGCCACGTTCAGGCCGGGTTGATTGGTCTTGGCCTGTTCGGCACGCAGGCCTGCCGGGGCGTTTTCGAAACGCACGGTCAATCCGCCTTCGAGTTGCGTGCGGTTGTTCGCGGCGTTCTGCTGGATCAGGGCACTGGAATTCTGGGTCAGCGAGCTGCCCTGGGTTGCGGCAAAGGGTGATGCCAGCCCGCCTTTACCCTCGGCGTTGATTTGCCTTTGCGCCTCGGTAAAGCCTTCGACCTTGCCGGTGACCGTGGCAATCAACCCTCCGAAACCGCCTTCGAACAGCTCCTTGATCGGCACCATCAACTCTTGAAGCTTGCTCCACAGCTCGGAAAACCAATCGGCGATAGGGGCCCAATTGGTCATGATCAGCTCCATCGGCGACCAGTCGAACAGGACCTCAATGGCCTTCCTGATCGAGTCGATACCCGGTTGCAACTCGGCCCAGATCGAACTGAAAAAGCCCGTAACTGCGCCCCAGTTGTTGTAAAGAATCACCAGCGGAGAGAAGTCGAATAGCGTTTGCAGGACCTTCTTGATCGCATCGATACCCGGTTGCAGCGCCGCCCAGATCGAGCTGAAGAAGCTGCTGACAGCCCCCCAGTTGTTGTAAAGCAACACGGAAGGAGAAAAGTCGAACAGCGTCTGGAACACCGTTTTGATCGCCTGGATGCCCGTTTGCAACGCTCCCCAGATCGACGCGAAGAAGCCGGTGACCGCGCCCCAGCTCTTGGTGATCATGTCCATCGGCACCCAGTCGAACAGGCCTTTTAGAAAGGCCATTGCCGGTACCGTCAAAGCCTTGAGCAACGCCCAGATCGACGCAAAAAGCCCCGTCAACCCAGCCCAGTTATCGATAATCAGCCCCAGAGGCGACCAGGAGAACACCTCTTTGAAGAAGTCGACGACCGACGCCGTCATCGCCTTGATGCTGTCCCAGAGCCCGGCAAAGAACGCCGTGATCGCCCCCCAGTTGCCGATCAGCATGCCCAAGGGCGTCCAGCTGAACAGGGTTTTCAGTCCTTCCAGCGCCTGCGCCGCAAGATTCTTTACGCCCTCCCAGAGGCTGACGAAAAAGGCCGAGATCGGCGTCCAGTTGGCAATGATCACCCCGGCCGCCAGGGCGATACCCATGGCAATCAGCATCAGCGGGTTGGCCTTGGCCACCGTGCCCATCAGGTCGAGCACCTGGGTCGCACCGGTCACGGCGGTTTGCATCGCCGAGAAGGCAATGGCGCCCATCGCCAGCCCCTCAACCAGCTTGGGATTGTCGTCGAGCAATGTCCCCACGCTGTTGAGCATGGGCTCCAGACCGACCACCAGCGCCCCCACCGCCGGCGCCAGCGCGGCATCAATGGCCGAGGACACCTTGGCCATGGACTGACTGAATACATTCATGCCTTTGGCCGCATCGGCCGATGCGCTGGAGTCGCCGACTTCGGCCAGCTTGCCCTTGAACGCGTCGCAGGCCTTGATCCCATCGAGAAACGGGGTAATCAGGCTACCGCCCCTGAACAGACCACTGATATCCAGCTTGCCCAGCCCGGTCTGCTCAAGGTTTTTCTTGAAAGAGTCGACCTTGCCTTGAAGGGCGACGAGTTTGGGTGACAGTTGGTCGATGCAGGTCAACAGCACCGACTTCTTCTCTACGGTTTGTGTGTCTGCCATCACTGCACCTGCTGCATCGCATTGATCCGTTGCGCGTGCTCCAGGGATTCCCGGAGCACATCCAGTGGCCTGGCCATCATCTGTTCGGGGTCGACCTTCCAGAACCAGGCCAGGTCATAGGCGACAGCGATCAGGTCGGCGATGGCTGCGATGCCGCACTCATGAAAAAACTCGCCACCGCCCAGCTCAAGGCGTTGAGGTCCACTAGGTCCAGCTGGTTCACCGAGGACGGTGGAATGCCGGCGCAGACCGCGATGTATTTGGCCGCAACATCCATGTCGAGGCTGACTTCTTCGCTCTTGTCGATCTTGTACGGCAGCGCCTTGATCGCCCGCACTTCCTGCACCGTCGGGCGGCGCAGGCTGAGTTCGGCCAGCGGCTCGCCGTGGGCCTCGATCGGCACTTGCAGCTTCACCGTGTTGCTCATTGCCAGGTCCCCTTCTGCCCTTCGAAGTTCAGTTCGATGCTGGCGTCGTCACCCTTGGCAATAGGCTCGTCCACCAGGTAGGCGCCGGCCAGCACGTAGACCTTGCCGTTGGCGAACTCACAAGTGACGGTCATGTCGGAACCGGCAATCAGCTGCTTGAGCGGAAAGTCCGGGGTGTGCAGCGCGGTGACTTTGAACGACGGCGTCAGGTCGGTTTCCTTGTAGAAACCCGGAACCACGGTTTCCCGCTTGACGGCCATCAGCGGTGCTTCGCAGCCGCCGCTGATGGTCAGTTGAGCGCCGTCCACTTTGACGTAGCAGGTGCCCGCAATCAGTTGACCCATGATGTTTCTCCCAAAAAATAAGCCCGCTCAAGGCGGGCTGAAAAAGCGCAGTGATGCAGGTCCGGCTCAGGCCGCGGCGTCGTACTGCAGGCGGAATTGGTTGAGCAACGCGAACACCCGCAGGCCGTTGATGTAGTCCGGCGGGAACAGCACGTTGACCCGGCTCGGGTCCTGCACGTCGCGCTCGACGATCAGGTGCTCGGCGAACAGCTCGGCGTTCTCCACATGGCCTTCCAGCTCCAGCTTGGCGTACTGGGCGATCAGCTCACCGCGAATGGTGCTCGGGGTGACGATCGGCTGGCCGGCGCCGAAGCGGGTGCCGTCAGAGGCCAGCTTGTGGCGCCCGTACTTGCTGGTGATCACGCTTTGCAGGCGACGCACGATGAACGCCGACTGGTGCATGGTTTCGCTGTCCAGGTAGGAGTTGTCGGCCTGACCGTAGGCGTTCTTCTGGTAGGTGGTGATCGCCCGCTGAATGCGCATGTAGCCGCCTTCGTAGTAGGCGGTGGCGATGCCGTAGCTGAGCAGCGACTGGCGCTCGGTCAGGGTAAAGCGCTCGCTGGCCGGCGCCGGATCGATACCCGGCAGGCTACCGCTCTGGGTCGGACGGCTGGCATCGGCGGAGATGAACACCGAGGTCCGCGCCGCCAGCGCTGCCGCCTGGACCCACACCGGCTGAGGCACACCGGTTTCCAGGGCCTGGATGGTGATGTGCTGGTCGTTGCGCGCCTGGCCGGCCGCCACCAGGGTGCCGACGGTGCCGCGCTTGGCACTGTAGACATGGCCGAACAGCTGCTTGGCCCAGGACCAGCGGCCGGTGTTGTCGTCCATCACCGCTTGCCAGGCATTGAGGCTGGCGGTGTCGGTCCAGGGCATGCAGATGAACTCGAACGGCTCGTCGCCCAGGGCCGCCAGGGCCGCGACCTGATCCGGCACGCCAGTGCCGCCGGCCATCTTGCCCAGCACCAGGGTCAGGCCGGCCGGGGTTTCTTCGCCATTGCTCTTGCCCAGGCGATTGAGTTGCAGGCTGATGTCGTTGCCGCTGTCGCCGGTCCACTTGGCGCTCAGGGTCACCGTGCCGTCGACCGCAGCCGCAGTTACCGGCAGGTCCACCGCCGCGTTGATCTTCAGCGCCAGGGCGCTGGCGGCCTGGGCGGCGCTGGCGCCACTGACGATCGAGGCCTGCACCCGTACCCCGCCGACGTACAGATTGAGCAGGCCGGCGGCGCTGGCGCTACCGGTGATTTTCAGCTCGGCCTTGGCGACGCTGCCTTCGGTGCTGTGCAGCGGCAGGCACCAGATCTCCCCCACCGGGTCGGTCTTGCGCCAGGTTTCATACATCGAAGCGAGCATCGAACCTTGCCCGCCGATGCTCTTGGCCAGGGCCACGCTGGACACCAGCACCAGCTTGCCGAGGTCGTCGCCGGTCTGGTTGTCATTGACTTGGGCGACGATCAGACGGCGCATGGCCGAAGACGCGCTATTGGCCGCCGAGTTGTCCATCTCGGCGTAGAACAGCGGAACACGGATGTCCGCCGGGATATTGCTGAAACCGATCGCCATTATTTGGCTCCTTGAGATTTCGCCGCTTTCACGGCTTTGCTAGTGATATCGCCATCGGCCAGACGCCGGCGCCACCAGGCGTTGTCCGGCACTTCACGGCCGGAGGCGGGCAGCAGATCGCCTGCTTCCGGGTCCGGTACGGCGCGGCCAGCGACCGGCAGCACGGTGATGCGTTTGCTCATTGCTTCAGCTCTCCTGAAAAAGTCAGCTCCAGGCGCCCATCGGGGCCCGGTTTCTTCAAATTGGGATCCGCCGGATCGATGGCATCGACCCGCACCGTGACCCCGGTCAAGGACGGCAAGCCGTCGAGTTCACGCTCATGCCAGGTTTCCGCCGGCTGGCTGGGCAAGTTGCGCCCCAGCTGGAACTCGGCGAAGAAGCGCAGGCGGTAGAGCAAGCGGGTGGCGTCGAGCGACACCAGCTCGCCGCCGTCGTATTGGATCGGGTTGTACTCGGCTCCGGGCTTGAAACCGACCAGGGCGCGCCATAGTTCGGCACGCAGGTCGTGGAGTTGGTCTAGGGCTTGTTGTGGGTTGCTGGCATCGAGGAGCAGGACGACTTCGAAGCGGTCGCGGATGGTCTGACGGTGAACGTTCTGGGCAGTGTTGCCGGAAGCCAAGTCGTTGATCGGAGCCCAGTACGCAGCCGGTAGGGGTTGGCTGGTGTTACCGCCCAGAGTATCGAGGTTGATGCCCGCCAGAATGCGCCCGCTGAGACGGGGACACTGGCTTTGCAGCTGGTTGATAACAGCGCTGAGTTTCATCGAGTGGCTCCAGGACCGGGACTGATCCAGGTCCGTTGCGGGCTGCCACGATCGAGCATCAGGGCCTCTCGGGAAGCAGTTGCCATAGGTTTCTCCAAGGCACAAAAAACCCGCCGCAGCGGGTGAGAGAGAAGTAGCCTGAAGCACCTGCCCCAGGCCGATGACAAAGTCCTGCGAATGCCCGCAGGACCGCAGGTTCAGGCATAAACGATCACGCACTCGGACAGCGCGGCGTAGAGTCCGGCCGTGACTGGCCCTTGAGTTCCGACCAGTCGAGCCATGAACTGCAACCTGTCGGTATCCGCGGGGTAGTGCGCAGCGGCTTGCCCCAGGATCATGGCGTTGCCGAGCGCATCCAGGATCTGCACACCGACATTTCGCGCCGCGCTCGCTCCGCTGCGCTCGTTCTCCAGTGTCACGCCGTCATGGCTAACACCATCGAAATAGACCTGAACCGTCTTCGCGCCGTGGCACTTTTGCGGGTCAAGCAATACCTCGAACATGACCGCCGGGCCGCCCCCCAGGTCAATCTGCGAGGCCGATGCTGCTCCCAGATCAACAACCCGCTCCAACTCCACGGCGCGAGCACGCAATGGCAGAAGCTCCACACCGGTACACAGATCGTCGTCGATGCTGCAGGTAGGCGCGACAACCGTTGCCAGGAAGTTCATGAACTGAAGATGTTTTTGCGAAGTCATTGATCTATTCCTTCAAGTCGACAGGAGCCGATAGACGTTGATCCGGCACCTGTATGGTTAAAGCGCAGGCTCCCGGAAACTCCCGGGACATTACGCGCAACGCATAGACTCCCGCCGGCAAGGACTGCGATGCCGCAGGAAACGCGGTTCTACGGCCGCTGTTTTTTCGCTAATCGGCCTCTCACTCCTGCCCGACAGGCAGCAGTGCTCGACCTTCATTGAGCCCCGCCTGCAGCGCCGTCCAGAACTCGGCATTTTCATAGCCCATGGCCCAGACGCTGGTGCCACCCAGGCCCAGGTTGGCAACCAGTGCGGTCTTGGTCTTGATGCTCGCGGCGTCGTCGTACCAGAGCACCGGTTGTGCGCGCTCCGGGGTCCATTCCACGCCATCGGCGAAGCTCTTGACCGGGCCCCAGGTGGCGTAAGGCGTGGCCGAGGCGGCGTCCCGGTGGGTGACGGCGCGGTGCTCGGCCATCACTTCCTGATAGGCCGACCAGTGCACTCGGTTGCCAATGCTGTAGTCCTGACCGTAGGCCGGCAGCCCGGCCAGGACCTTGCTCGGCGCGACTTGCGATACGGCGTAGCTGAGCAGCACCTGCTGCCAGTCGGCGCCGGACACGGGGCCGGGCCAGACTTCGTCGTGGAAACCGCCGCTGCTCCAGCCGGGGCCGACCTGGTCGTAGGTCATGACCTGGAAGTAATCCACCGCCGCGCCCAGGGCCTTGTAGTCGTAGCCTTGCAGGTACTCAGGCTCGCGGTCGCTGGACTTGGGCGGGACGCTGATGATCAGTTTCTTGCCGCTGGCATGCAGGGCGTTGCCCAGGGCTTTGACATAGGCGGAAAACGCCTTGGCGTTCCTCGGTTCGACCTGTTCGAAGTCCAGGTTGATGCCGGCAAAACCGCCTTCCTTGGCCAGCCTCACCAGTTGCTTGATGCTGCCGGCACTCAAGGTCTTGTTATTGACGATGGAGTGGGAAATCGCCGGGTCGAAATCAGCAATGCCCTCGTTGTAGTCGGTGACGGTGGGGTACAGCGGCAGGGATTTGGACTGGGCGAAGCGGATGATGTTTTCGCTGGTTGGGTTCATCCCGTCCTGGTGCAACTGGCCGGTGACGGTCAGCCCGTAGGTGCTGCCCAGACCGACAGCAGAAAGGTGTTGGTGGAACGCTTGCAGGTTGCTGTAGGACGCTTCGACCTGGCCATCGGTGTAGGCCAGGACAAAGGGCCCGGCATGGGCTGCGCTTGCCAGCAACAGAGTGCAGCCAGCGATCAATGCCTGAAAAAAATGCCGGATGCCTCGCTTCGAGGCCGGGTTGCTGAAGCCTGGATTCATGAATCCTCCTGCGGACTTTTCGCGTGGATTGAAAGGACGTGAAAGCTGGATCGGGGGCGATCCGAATGAGCCGCTCGCGAGGATGCTCGCGGCACCAATGAAGGGTTAAAGCTGCACCACCCTGAGTGGCTTTTTGGCGGGGGTTTTCTTGGCCTTGGCTTTGGCCTTGCCTTGTTTGCCGCCGTTGCATTCGACCGTGGTGCTCCACCCGGAGGGGTTGAACAGCTGCTCCACCGAGTCCACCAGGTACTCGCCGTCCAGGCCGGCCTTGAAGCCCTGGGCATTGATCAAGCGCTCGGCAAACAGATCGGTGCGCCCGGGCATTTCCAGGCGCAGGCTGGCGCTGCTGCGGTTGAAGGCGGCCAGACGGGCCTTGGCCGCTTGCTCGGCGGCGGATTTGTTGGGGTACAGGTGCCGATCGGTGTGCACCGCCGGCACGCTGGCCGGTGAGTCGCTGTTGCCCAGGTCGATGACCTTGAGCGTGCCGCTCTTCGGGTCCTGATGCCTGGTCTGCACCGCCTTGTGGGTGCTGCTGTCACTGAGGCGGAACTGATAGCGGCTGACGTCGCGGCGGCTGAGGCTGACAACGCCCAGGGCCTTGCCGCTGGCACTCAATCCGGACTGCCGGGGCAGCACCAGCAACCGGCCTTCGGCCACCTTGGCGGTGCAGTCGTACTGCCGGGCCAGGCGGGTGATGAAGTTGAAGTCGGACTCGTTGAGCTGGTCGATCCGCGGCACCTTGGTCGCCACCGGACAGACCGGCTGCCAGCCGTTGCGGGCCGCCAGATCACGGACTATCTGCGCCAGCGCCACATTCTCCCAGCTGCCGCTGCGGGTGGTCTTGCCACTGCCGCGCATGTCGCTGGCCTTGCCGCGGATCTCGATGGAATCCGGCGGCCCGTTGACCACCACTTCATCCACCGTGTAGCGCCCCAGGCGGGTCAATGCCTGCCCGGCATAGCCGAGGAACACGTCGATGGCGGCGCCACGGCCGGGCAAGGCGACCGCGCCGTCACGGTCGTCGACGCGCAGCTCGAACTCGTCCGCTTCCATTCCCGGCTTGTCCAGGGTGCGCAGGGTCAGCAGCCGGTCATTGATCTGCGCGGTGATGTCGCGGCCATCGGCGAGGATGCGAAAGACCGGGGTCATGGCCTGTGCTCCAGAAAATGAAGACCCCGCACGCAGCGGGGTCTGTTGAGTGGAGGCAAGGTCAGTCCCATAGCTGAACCATCGCCTCTGTGCGGATCGGCAGCTCCGGTAGCAGGATCAGTACCCCGGCGCGAAAGGGTTGTGGCTCGTCGGCCAGGCCCTGGTTGGCGTCCAGCACCGCCTCGACGCTGCCATTGAGGTGCCCGTAGTAGCGATGACACAGGGTGTCGAGCAGATCACCGTCAGAGGTTCTGCAGGTCGTTGCCATAGCTCACAAACTCCAGTGAAAACCCTTGTTTGCGGGGAATGCCGCCCGCCAGCAGGTGGCTCTGTTCCTCGTCGATGCTGGTGAGGCACCAGGTGCCCAGCACTTCGCCATAACCCGTGGTCAGGCTCAGGGGCTGCAAGCGTCGGCCAATGCTGCGCAACGCCTGCAACTGCCCCAAACCACCCTTGAAGCCGGGAAAGATCGCGCCCTTGAGGGAGATCTTGTCGTCGCCCTGCCCCACCGCCTGCTGCGCGATGCTGCGGCTCAAGCGCTCCTGGGCCGCCCAGCGAAAGCCGGTTTGCCGGCGCAGCTCATCGAAGGCCGCGGTGTCGAGGTTGAAGTAGAACGGCTCGGCCGCGGCCCCCAGGGGTTGCAGGATCAGCAGGTGCGGGAAGGGTTTCACCGCCTCCGCCGCCGGGGTGTCCTGAGGCGCCAGCGCGCCGGAAGGAAAGATATTGCCCAGGGCCGGGCTGATCTGCCCGCCGATGCGGTTGATCGCCGCGCCGGCCTTGGCCACCTGCTCCTGCAAGGCGCCAAGACGCTGCTGCATCTGCCCGGCCACGGTCACGGCCTGGCTGTACTTGGCCGCGACTTCACCCACCGCCGACTGCGCCGCGCCAATGCTGCGCATGGTGCGTTGCAGCTTGGCGCCCAGCACCGGGCCGACCCAGGGTAGATTTTCCAGCTCCGAGGCGGCGCCGGTGATGTCGCTGATGGCGCCGTTCATGGGCCCCAGCATTTCATCGGCGCTGCGTCGCCCCGCCTCCGCTGCCGCCACCAGGGACGTGAGCCCCGATTGCAGCTGTTCCATATAGGCCATGCCGCCTCCTTAAACGTGTGCCGCGTCGAACAACTGACGACCCGCCGCCTGCCGGCTGTATTCGTCGAACTGAAAGCGCAGATAGGGTTCCAGCTCCCGGGCCAGTTGCGCCGGATCTCTGACATCGCCCTGCACCGAGATCGCCAGGTAGGGCGCGAAGCTGAACTGCTGTTCGATCGCCGTGGGCGCCGCCGATGTGAACGGCTCCGCCGGTTTGAGCAGCGAAGAGGTCGACGCCGACGGTGCCGGGCTGGCCAGCGAACGCGCGGCCTGCCCCATCAGCGGAGGCGTCTGGCCCGACTGGAAGGACTTGGCGATATCGCCCATCACCGGCGGGATGTTCTGCCCGGCGTTGCGCATCATCAGCGGACCGGCGGCGGGCATTTGCTTGAGCGAGTCGTCGGAGCCGAACAGTTTTTTGCCCAAGGCCCCACCGGCGGCAGAACCGCCCCAGGCGCCCAGTGCACCGCCCACCAGCCCACCAATAACAGTACCGATGACCGGCACCACGGAACCAATGGCGGCCCCTGCTGCTGCTCCGGCAGCGGCGCCTGCAAGATTGCCTGCCGCCTCGCCATAGCCTTCGGCTTTTTCATCCTGGGTCTTGGCATTCAGATAGGTGTCCGCAACCTGGAAACCGGCACCGAGCACCGATAGGATCGCGCCGCCCTTGAGCAAAGGTGCGAACCCTTTGGCCACAGAGCCAGCGCCTTTCAGGGCGGCACCGGCCACGCCAGACCTGACCGCCCCCCTGGGCATTTTCTCCAGACCACTGGGCGTCAAAGGGCTCTTGCCACCTTGAATGCCCGCCCCCCTCGCAGGTGGCCTGCGCCTGTCAGCCTTACGCCCACCACGGCCCCGACGGCGTTGCTTGTCCAAGCCGCAGTCGATCATGGGCTCGCAACAGTCAATGCCTAGCGCATTGCGACCGGGCGCTCGCTTTGCCGCCTTGGGGTCAACCTTCAACCCACCCCGCAAGACATTGATCAGGCCCTTGCCCATGGTGTAGACCGCCATGAGCTTTTGCACCGCGACATACGCGGCGCCCAAAGCGACCACACCCTGCACCAACGATGGGTTGTGCTCTGCCAGCTCGGTCAGCTTGCCGACCACCACGGTGATGCTTTTGGCCACCAGATCCGTCACCGGTTGCAGGGCCTGCCCCACGACCCGCTGGCCTTCGTCGATGGCTTGACCTGCTTCAGCCCACAACTGCTTGGAGGCTTCTCGACGCTCCGCGAGGTTCCTGGCGAGAACGCCAGAGGCGCTCAACGAGTCCTTCTTCACCTGCTCGTACTGCTGCCGGCCCTGGGTCTGGGCCAGCAAGGCCGCCTTGATCTGCATATCGGTGAACAGGTCGCCGGTGCGCAGGGACTCTTCCAGAGCCTCAAGCATGGCCTTGGCCTTCGCCGGGTCGGTTTCCTGGCTGATCTGCGCCTGAGCCTCGGCCATCTTCGCCGCCTTGGCCGGGTCGATGGCCCTGACGTAGCGCATGGCCAGGGCAAAGCTCGCTTCCAGGCTCGACATGCCCTTCTGGATACCGGTGTTCAGCGACGCCTGATAATCAATGCCGGCGTCTTCATAAGCCTTGACCGCGTCGCTGGAGCCGATTTTTTCGATCCAGTTCTGCAGTTGACCTGCGGCCTCGTCAGGACTTGCGGCGGTGTTCATCTGCACCTGCAGCATCGATCCCAGCTGACTCACCGCCTGCATGCCGGTGAGTCCTTCCGCGCTGGCGCTCTTGAGCAGCGCCGGGAGCAAGCGCGCCATGTCGGCCGCTTCGAAATTGCCGGCCTGCCCCTGCAGAGCGATGGCCTCAAGAGCCCTTTCCATGACCTTGGGATCGCTGATGCCGGCCTTGAGCTCCAGGGCCCGCATCAGCTTCGCCGTGTCGTCGACACTCGCGCCCTGCCCCACTGCAAACTTGGCGGCCAGCCCTGCGTAGCCTTGTGCCTTGTCCAGCGACATGCCGCTGGCCATCATCTGGCTCACCAGCGCCGCCACATCGTTACGGGCCATGCCCGTGTCACGGGAGGTCTGAATCACCGTGCGGCTCAGCTGCGCTTCCTGTGGCTGGTTGGCCACACCGGCCTTGATCGCCATATCGCGGATCAGCGCTTGATAATCGGCACTGATCTTGACCGGGGCGCGCAGTTTATCGACGCCGAACTTTGCCCAGTCATAAGCCGCCTTGAAGTCGGCCTTGCCCTGGGCAACCTGCTGCAGCCCGCGAGCCTGAAGCTCAGAACCCCGGGCCACCTTGCCCAGCGCTTGATATTCCTGGCGCAGCTTGTGCACCTCAATACCCTGCTGGCGCAGTCCATTGCGGCTCCCTTCCAACCGGCGCAACAGGCCGGCCGCGGAAGCGGCGCCGGTGTCATGGGCCTTCTTCCATTCATCCTGCAGGCGCAGGGTCTGGCCGATGGTCTTTTCCAGCACCCTGGCCTTGCTGCCCTGTTGCTCCAGCTGCTTGATCCGGCCTTCCATCGTCTTGAAGGCGGCGTCCCACGTCGAACTGAGGGCCGTACCTATCACCACCAGCTCCGATACCAGCTTGTTCGCCATCTGCGTCTCCTGCTCCTTGGGTGATGGGCTCAATCCGTGAGCCACCAGACCATGTCGGAAAACCTCATGGTCATGATTTCCTCAGCGGAAAAATGCAGCTCGCGAGCGAGCCGTTTCGCCGCCATCTTCATCACCGCCGGATCAAAGCTCGTCTTCTTGCACCAGGCGAAAATAGCCGGCCTGCAGGCGCTGATAATCCTTGAGCGCCATGCTCTCCAGGTCCTTGGTGCTGATCTGCGCGAGGCTGGCAAACAGCATCAGTTCGCGCTGTTCATCGTCACCCACGCCGGCGGCACTGGCGGCGCGCACATCACGCACCGTCGGCGCGCGCAGGGTGAGCCGGTCGCAGACCACGCCGTTCATCTCCACCGGCTTGCTCAACGCCACCATCACGCTGTCGCTGCTCAGGGTCATCCAGGCCGGGGTCTTGTCGATCGTTTGAGACATGAGGTGTCTTCCTTACAGGCCCAGGGCTGAACGTTGCGCGGCGAGCTGGTCGAAGCCGTTGATCACGCGCTTCATGCCCAGGGCATCGATCTCGTAGATCAGGCGACCGTCGACTTCCAGCTTGTAGTAGGTCAGGGCCACGTTGTGCTTGATCTCGGCCTTGTCGCCGGACTTCCAGTCGCCCATGTCGACCTCTTTGAGCAGGCCGCGCAGGGTCACGATCACCGGGGTGACCTTGCCCTTGAGGCCCTTGAAGGCGCCACGGAACACACCGTTGAAACCGCTGCCATCGGCCAGGCCGAACATCTTCAGCGACTCGCGGCGCACGCCGGTGGTGGTGAAGCCGGCCTCTTGCTTCTCCATGCCCATGTCCAGTTCCACCGGCACATCCATGCCGCCGACACGGTGTTCCTCGGTCTTGAGGGTCAACTTGGGCAGGGTCAGGCTCGGCACGTCGCCTTGAAAGCTGATGCCATCGACGAACAGGTTCATGTTCGCCAGGGTTTCGGGAATCATTGCCATTGCTGCGGCTCCTTAAGCGGCTTGGTCGAGGACTTCGGTCAACCACTGGTTGGTGACCTCGACCCGGAAGTGGGGGTTTTCGGCGGGCGGTACGTCGGTGAAGCGGATGTTCCAGTACACCTTGCCCTGCTCCAGCTGGCTGGCGGTGTTGAGCTCGGTGTCGGCGTAGACCTCGAAATTGATGATCGCGCCCTGGTTCTTCAGATCACGCATGAACGCCTGCAGGCCCTCGGTGACGTCCTTGACGTAGGTCGCGGTGATCGAGCGGTCCACGGCCCATTTGTGGCCGAAGAGGATCGCGTCCATGACGATGTCCATGGTCCGCACCCGGGTGACGAAGGCCCATTTCGGATCGCTGGACAGCGTGCGGTTGCCCCACAGGCGGAAGCCCGCATCCCGAATGATGGTGGTGATGTTGGCGTTGTTCAGCAGGTTGGCGCGGCAGGTTTCATCGCCGTCGAGGAACTCGATCGGCCGCGTGGTGCCGGTGATGCCGACGAATTCCTTGTTCGACGGCGAGGCCCAGAAGCCGTACTCGTTGTCGGTCCAGGCAAACAGCCCGGCAACCCAGGCCGATGCCGGCGCATCGACGGTGGCATTGGCGCCGTTGTCCCAGTGCTGAACACCCGGGTCGACCATATAGGCGCGCTTGGCGCCGAAGTTCTTGGCGTAGGCCATGGCCGCCTCGTCGGTGGTATTGGGACCATCGAGAATGGCCAGGCCACGCAGTTTGTCGGCCAGGGCCACTAGGGCGGTGCCGATGGCCAGGGTCGAACTGTGCTTGGGGGTGACCAGCAGACGTGGCTGGGCGTTGAAACGGCTCTTACCGTCCAGCAGCGCCTGCAGCCCGGTACGCTTGCCGTCGGCCAGCACCCCGCCGATGATCGCCGAAGTCTGCTCGGCCGCATCGGTCATCTTGGCCACGCCACAAGCGACGATCACCGCCTTGGCCCGCTGGTAGATGGCCTGGCAGGCCTTGGTGATGGCCGCATCCGGGCCCCAGGCCGCGATGGCCTCGCGCTCGTTGGTGATCAGCAGCAGCTCGTTGGCCTTGGCGCTGACGCCCGGGCCTTCGGTGAAGGTGTCCACCAGACCGATGATCGAAGACGACGGCAGCGAAATGGTGCGCGTGCCGGTGTCGACGTTGGTGACGGTAACGCCGTGGAAAAAACCACTCATGGATAAACTCCAGACATGAAAAAGCCCCGGGTGAAGGGGGCTCGTAGGGATGATTGATTAGTGGGAAGCGGGAAACAAAACGCCCCGCTGGTGCGGGGCGTTTATTGGGTTTGTTCGGCGATCCAGGAGGGGGCTACCGGGCGGTGCTCGGCTTGTGGGAAGTCCGGGGATTGGGGCCAGTCGCGTAGGGATTGCATGTACACAAGCAGCTCCTTGAACTGCTCACTGGTCAGCGTCGTGGCTGTCGCGATTTCGAGCTGGTCACGGTGCCGCTCGCGTAGCCACATGAAAGATGACAGCTCTGCATCGCGCCACTGGCGTTCCTGTGCTGCTGGATCAAGAAGCACCTCGGGGGCATCAATCAGATAGGGCAAGCCCAGTTCATCATGAACCCGAATCTTGCCTGGACTTGGGTTTCCAATTACCGAGAGATAACGCTCATCAGATATCTCTACTGCGTCGTCGGGTATCGACGTATGCAACCCCATCAGGTAAGTGGTCTTTGTGCTCTGGCTGTAAAAACGCTGCATATTTCACCATCCAATCGCGATGTAAGAGATGTCATATCCGGCCCCGCCAACTGCCGAGTAAAAGATCGCGCCGTCACGCGAGGGAGACCCGGTTGAAACACCGCCGCTTGGCGCCGCTGACCCGCCGAAAGATGCAGAGCAGCGACCAAATGCATTGGGGAAAGCCATGGGCCATGTCACTGGAACTGCCGCTGCACTCGGCTTCAGAACATACCCCCACTGAACGACTAGCCCTCCCAGCCAGGAGGGGAAAGCTACATATCCGTTTGCCGCCAGGCTCATTGCAAAACCGAGGCGTAGTTTTTTAGGCGTTGCGATCACCGCGTCGCTTGCACTGTCTAGCATCTGCGCATCTGTAGCGACCTTGGCAGTCCCCTGTTTTATCTCAGTCGCCTGAACAGCCAACGGCGCCAGTGCGGCGATGTCAATGTTTCCCTGGTTGACGGGTGCGTTCCAAGCTTTGATGCACCACATCACCGCTAGGTTGCGCGGGCGGGTTTCCGAACCAACCCGAGGTACACCATTCACGCCGTCACTAACGAAAGCGCCGGTTAAGTTACGTGGTCTTGTGCTCGGAGCGACGGAACCAAGCGGCGGGCCGAACGCTAGATCACCTGCGCCGTTATCATCATTCCCCCAGGCTGCGCCATTCTTAGTCCGCATCGTTTCCATACGAAACCCCTGCAGGCTATCGAGCTGAATAGAGCCAATTGCGCGACCAGGATCTAATCCGCGCCCATGGTCCCAACCCCGCAAGAACTCCCCCCGCGACTCAGGCAACCGGAAGTTTCCAGCGCCCTCATCGCCCTTGTTAAAGGTGGTCCCCAGATACGCCGCAAGATCGGGATAAGCGGCAATGCTTTGCACGCTACCGTTGAGTTCAAGGTAGCCCGCTGGAACCTCAGCCTTGGGAAATGGAATGATGGCGCCGACAGGGTGCGCAGACTTGAGTGCCGCCAGTTCCTTTACCAGCGCTGCTATGTCGATATTTCCCTGATTGACTGATGCGTTCCACGCCTTGATGCACCACATGACAGCAATGTTGTGCGGGCGAGTTTCGTACGCAATCCTAGGAGTTCCATGAACAGTATCCGTGACAGGATTTCCAGTTGATGCCGCTGGAATCATCGATGGACCCGGCGATGGCGCAGAACTGCCACCAATTGGGACGCTTTCCATAATCGAAGTCCCAGACAGCGGCGAATGTCGATGTCCCTGCATAGCATCGGTTTGCGTGGTACCGCAGCCACGATCAGGATCTATACCACGCCCATGATCCCACCCCCGCAAAAACTCACCCCGGGACTCGGGCAAGCGGAAGTTTCCCGCCCCCTCATCACCCTTGTTGAAGGTGGTCCCCAGATACGCCGCCAGATCCGGATAAGCCGCAACGCTCTGCACACTGCCATCAATCTCCAGAAACCCCGGCGGCACGCTGGCTCTGGGAAACGCCACCATCGAGCCCACCGGCAACGATGACGACTGGGCCACAATCGACTCGATCTCGGCCTTGGTGTAGGTGTCGGTAATGCCATGCCCGGCCAGGGTGCTCGGGTTGGTCCCGGCAATCACCCGGCCGTACTTGTCGACCGTGACGTTGGCATAGGAGCCCGCACTGATACCGGTTCGCCCGATGGCCATCTCGAAGGCCAGCGGCGTGGTGCCGAGGACAATCGGCCCGTCGGTGACCAACTGCCAGACGCTGTCGCCGTTGACCGTGCCCTTCTCGATGCTGACGAACAGCCCCGGGGTGACCTCCAGGCTGGTGTCCGCATCCTGGGCTCGGGTCCAGACGCCCGTCGACGACACCACATACAAGCCGTTGTCCTTGGCCTGGGCCTGGTTTTTCACCAGTACCCGGGCATCGGCCGGCAGCAGCACGCCGTCGATGGTCTGAATCCCGCTCAAGGCGATGTTGGCGGTGGTGGCTACCAGCGCCGAGTGCTTGAAGTCAAGCTTGGCCAGGGCCTCGATCACCGCATTGTCGACATACTCGCGGGTGGCCAGGACCACCGCCGGATCGATCTTCAACACGATCTGCGCGGTGTTGGCGACGATGAAGTTCATGCGGATGACTTGGGTCTTGCCGGTGCCCTGGGCCAGCAGGGGCTTGAAGCTCGGGGCGCAGTTGGCCACTGCCACCAGGTCGCCGTCGGCGTCGAACAGGCCGATCTCACGGATCCAGCGCCCGCCGACATCAGGCGGGATCACTTGCTCGGTGATGATGATGTTGGGGTTGGCCGGGTCGGTGCGCACCTGGTTGACCGGGGCGCGGCGCCATTCGTTGATCAGCTTGGTCTGAGCCCGGTTCGGGATGGGGTCGGTGCCGTTGGCATCGCCGACCGCCATTTCCTTGAAGGTCCAGGGCGTGCCCAGGGCCGTGGCGTTGGCCTGTTTCGCCTCGCCCACCGCCGTGAGCATGGCGAAGAACTGACTGTTGGAATCAATCATGAGTACACATCCAGGGTGTCTGTTTCATCAATACACATGACCTGGCCATAACGACCGGTCACTTCAATGTCGCGGGGTGTCGGGGGATAAACGTCGAGCACTTCGCCTTGATCCACGTAGGCGCCGTAACCAATCACTCCGGAGGTTTCCAGGCTGATGGCCAGGCCGGTCATGTGCCGGCTGACCGGCCGGGCGTCGTCGATCAGGCGGGTCAGCTCCTGGTACATCTGTTCGGTGATACCGGTGTCCAGAACGCCGACCTTCAGGGCAAAGGTGGCCGGTTCACCTTCTGGAACCGTCTGCCACCATTCGACCACTTCGATCAGGTAGCCCAGCGGTTCCACCACTCGCCGCAGTGCACCGAGGGTGCCTTTGCGGGCGTGGATGAAGTAGGAGGCGCGAATGGCGTTGCGCTTGACCGTCTCGCTCCAGCCCGGGTCCCAGCGATCCACCGACCAGGCCCAGGCCAGTTGCGGCAGCAGGTGCACCGGGCAGGTCGCCGGGTCGTACAGGGTGCGCAGCATTATGGCGCTGTCACCGCTACCGGCCGCCGCCAAGGCGCGCTCCAGCGGGGTGCTGTTGATCGGCAGTAGGCTGCTCATCTCAGCCCCCCAACTTGACGCTGTAGCCGATGCAGTACGCCGCCTGGGCTTTGCTCGGGGTGATGTCCTGCCAATCGGCAAGGTCGACCCGGGCCACGCCGGCCACATGCAACTGTGCATCGATGGCCGAACGGGCCACCTCGATGCCCAGGCGCCGACGTGGGTTGATCCAGGCCGCCAGCCTGCGCTCGGCCTCGGCCAGGGCCGCATCACTTTCCGGCCCTGGCCCCTTCATGTGCAGCACGGCGTCGATGCGATAGGGCAACACTTGCGCACTCTGCACCGTGACCCGATCCCCCAGGGGCCGCACGTCCTCATCGTTGAGGGCCGCAGCGACTGTCGCCAGCAGCTCGGGAGCGGCCGTGCCGTTGCCTTCCAGGCTCAGCACCGTGACCGTCACCCGGGCCGGCGCCGGGCTTTCGGCCTCGGCATCGGCCACCAGGGCCGAAGCATTGCGGGCATGCAGGATGTAGCTGTTACGCGGCCCGGCGGTGGTCAGCCCTTCGTAGGCCAACTGGATGCGCTCGCGCAGGGCGTCGTCCGACTCCCTGATTTCCTCCAGCGCTGGCACCGCCAACGGATCGCCGGCCTGGATCACCAGGCGCTGCAGTTTGACGTTGGCCGCCAGGTGATCCAGGTCGGTGCCCTGGGCATGGGCCAGCAACAATGCCTTGGCGGCGTCGTTGACCCGGGCCCGCAGCAGCATGTCAGCGTAAGCCGAGACTTCCAGCAGTTTGCTCACCGGGTCGCTTTCCAGGTTGGCCGTCCAGTTCTCGCCCATGTGCCGGCGAAAGGTGGCCAGCTTGCCTTGGTACAAGGCCTCGAAGTCCAGGGCTTCAAGCACCTGGGGGGCCGGCAGCGCCGACAGGTCCAACGTACTCATGCCGTCACCTCCAAAACCGTGCTGTTACCCAGGTACTGGCCGGTCAGTTGAAAGCTGATCTGACCTCCGACCACCGCGACCACGCTGACCCGTTCCAGCTTCAGCCGCGGCTCCCAGCGCAACAGCGCCCGGGCCACTTCGGCCTGTACTGCGCTTTTCCAGCCGCCGGTCACCGGCAGGTCGACATAGCGGCGCAGGTTGCTGCCGTATTCGGGGCGCATCCGCCGGCTGCCCAGGGGCGTGGTCAGGATGTCCTCGATGGACTGCCGCACATGCTCGATGCCGGACAGCGACAGGCCGGTACGGCGATCCATTCCGATCATGGCCTTACTCCTGTGCCTGCAGATCCGGGTGGCTGGCGAGGTAGTCCAGGGCAACGCGGTCGCCGGCCTTGGCCGACACCTGTCCCTGGACCACCGACAATTGGCGGCCGTCCGGCAGGATCAGATGACGCGAGGTGTAAAGACGGTCGCGAAACACCACGGCGCCGGTGCCCGCTGGGCGACCGGGGGTTTTCTTGGGGGTGGCCATTGCATTCTCCGGGTAGAAAAAAACCGCTCTGGGCGGGTTGCTTGGGTGATAGGTAGCAAGTGGGTCGTGAGGGCGATGAGGGCCAAGGGTCACTGCGGCGGGGCCGTTGCCCCGGGGCCTGGCATCACCCCAAGGTGGGTATGGGTCGAGCCGACGTTGACCCCGTTGTGCGTCAAGCTGCCACCGTTGATCTGCACGTCGCCATTCAAGGTGATCGCACCGGTCAGGGTGATGCTGGCGGCGTTGCCGGTAATGCTGCTGTCGGTGACCTGCGCCGAGCTGGCGCCAACCTGAATGCTCACCGTGCCGCTGGGCAGGCTGATGCTGTAGCTCTTGGCCTGCCAGTCATAGACCAGCGAGCCGCCATCCTCGAAGCGCCAGACTTCGACGTGGTCGCGGTTGTCCGGCTGGGGACCGGCGTTGCCATACAGGCCGGGAACGAAAGTGCCCTGGGCCGGCTCGCCGCTGGGGCTGATCAACACGCCCTGCTCCCCCAGGCTCGGCGCCCGCCAGTGACGGGCCTTGCCGGCGGCCTGGCTGTGCCAGCGCACCCAGGCGCTGGTCCAGCCGGCGCCATCGGACACCCGCACCAGGCCGGCCGCCAGATCCACGCCGACCACGCAGCAAGGCAGGATCAGGCCGGCAATCATGCGGTCGTGGGTTGCAGACACGTAACTCACGCCATGTGCTCCGGCGACTGGTAGTCGCCCTCGTGACCGGGCCCGGTATCGGGGCTGAAGCCCAGCACCAGCGTGCCCGGCGGTTGATCGGCCCAGGGCCATTGTTCCTGCCCCAGGTAGATAAGCTGCTGCCACTGCACGATCCACTCGGCGCGATAAGTCGGATCGGCCACCGTACCGGCAGGCTTGGCCCACACCGCCGTTGCCCCCTCGACAAAGTCCAGGTTCCACTGCTGGCAACGCAACAGCTCAAGCAGCTGCGCCGCGAGAATGGCCGCCTGCATAGGCGCCTGCGCCAGTTCGGGGTCGACCCGTATCCGCGCCTCGAAGGTGGCCCGCATGCAACTGCGGCCATCACCGGGGTCGGCGGCCTGATCCAGGCCGGTCACCACGAAGTAGAGCGCCGGTTCAGTGACGCCTTCGAGCATCTTGGGGAAGGCCTCAACCCTGTGCAGTTGCGGCATCGCCTGCTTGATCGTGGACGTGATGGCGTCTTTTAGCTGGGTCAGTTCGTTCATGTGTGTTGTTCCTGAAACAGGTCGAGGCGCCCAGCCGCCGGGGCCGATGAGCCTTGTTGAAGGCCGGAGCCGATGCGGGATCAGCGCTGATCCGGGTTCGAGTCCCGTGAGGGCGGTTCGCATACCCCGATGCGCTTGGCCGCCCAGCGCTCATAGAGGCCGATGGCGACGTCGGCGCCGGCCATGGCGGTCAGGCAACCGAAGGCGCAGGCGGTCCAGATCGAGACGCCGGCGGCATACAGCAGCATGATTGCCGAGACCCCGCAGACCACGCAGGCTCCAGAGCGCAGCGCCAGGCGCCGCAACAGCGACCAGCCACGGGCGCCCTCCTTGTCGGCGCGCCACATTTCGCCGGAAACGCCACCGACCAGCGCCAGGACGATGACCAGCCAGATCGGCATGTCCAGCAACGCTTGCTGCTCGTTTGTCATTCACGTCTCCCGTGCGGATTGAGGCCAGCGAGATGGCCAGTTGATAGAAAGCTGAAAAGGGTGGTTCAAGGGGTCCCTGTCTGTTGGCGGCCCACGTTAGGCAGGCATTCCAAAAAGCCCGGTCGCCCGGGCTTTTCAGTAATGCAAACCTTGGTCTTTCGGCACTACTGGTGCGGTACGGACCCATTCAAATTGTTCCTCCGACCGCGACCCTGTCCGCCGGATAACTGCTTCTGGTGCTTTACGCTGCACACCCGGGTCAGTTGCCAACCCTCTGAACCGTCGAGGCCGGTTCATCGCTGCCTTTGCTTTGCCACTAAAGAGCGTCGTTGCAGCCGTTGTTGAACGGCTTGAGATGGATAATATGCATCAATGCATACACAGTCAATGCGCAAATGCATTTATTTATGCGCAATAATTGCACGAATGCATGGAGGCCGCATAAATGCAGGGTGGGTGGATTTTTCGAGGGCGAAAAAAAGCCCGCTCAGTGGCGGGCTTTGTCTGACGGAGAGGGCTTAGCGGGCGTACATGCCCCACCAGAAGACGTGACCGAGGATGCTGATCTGCTCCTCCTGGATCTCCTGGAAGCTGTAGTCCTCGTCCGGGTGCTCATCGCGGTTGAAGCTGCGCAGGCGAATCCCGGTGGGCAGGCGATACAGCTGCTTTACTCGCAGCTGGCCGTTGTGGTTGATGGCGTAGAGGTCGCCATCGACGATGTCGCCGATCGCGCATTTGCCGGCATTGACCCCGACCGTGGCCCCATCGCGCAGCACCGGCAACATGCTGTTGCCCCGCACCGTGACGCACTTGGCCTGATCGAACTGCACGCCGTTGTGCCGCAGGCTGCGCTTGCCGAAGCGCAGGCTGGCGCGCTCGCTTTCCTCGATGACGAATCTTCCTGATCCAGCAGCCAATTCAACCTCACGCAGAAAGGGAACCGACACCTCGTCGTCATCGACGGGAGTGTCGTCGTCCCACAGGCTTATGTCCTTGAGTTCCGAATGAATCTCGTCACGGGGGGCCGCAGTCCGGCCAGGCGCGATATCCACGCGCCCGCGCAACTGGTCGGTGCTCACCTGGAAGTATTCGGCGATCCGCGAGATGTGCTTATCCGAGGGATCGACGATCTTCCCGCTGAGAATCCGCGAGAGGGTGGATTGAGGCACACCGGTACGGCGATGAAGCTCCGTGGGGGAGATTCCATCACGATCCAGCAGCTCTCTTAAGACGGTAGAAACATTGCGTATTTGCATAAAACGCATATTGCTCGATCTTTTAAACAATGACAAATGCTGTTTTGCATATTTGCAAGGCATTTGCCGGACAAACCTGGTCGCGCCTTGGTGCCTGCGAGCCCAGGGCGCCCATGGTAACCTTGCCGCCATCTGCAAAAAGCCGGGCCCAGCGCTCCTTTGCTTCACCCATTCAACGAATCCGCCTAAATACCAATGAGTAAAAATACCTCCGATCTGTCCTCCCACACGCCGATGATGCAGCAGTACTGGCGCCTCAAGAACCAGCACCCTGACCAGTTGATGTTCTACCGCATGGGCGACTTCTACGAGATCTTCTATGAAGACGCGAAGAAGGCCGCCAAGCTGCTGGACATCACCCTGACGGCGCGCGGACAGTCGGCGGGTCAGGCGATTCCCATGTGCGGCATTCCCTACCACTCGGTTGAAGGCTACCTGGCCAAACTGGTGAAGCTCGGCGAGTCGGTGGTGATCTGCGAGCAGGTCGGCGACCCCGCAACCAGCAAAGGCCCGGTGGAGCGCCAGGTGGTGCGCATCATCACCCCGGGCACCGTCAGCGACGAGGCCCTGCTGGACGAGCGCCGCGACAACCTGATCGCCGCCGTGCTGGGCGATGAGCGCCTGTTCGGCCTGGCGGTGCTGGACATCACCAGCGGCAACTTCAGCGTCCTGGAAATCAAGGGCTGGGAAAACCTGCTGGCCGAGCTGGAGCGGATCAATCCGGTCGAACTGCTGATCCCCGATGACTGGCCGCAGGGCCTGCCAGCGGAAAAACGCCGCGGTGTACGGCGCCGTGCGCCCTGGGATTTCGAGCGTGATTCGGCCCACAAGAGCCTCTGCCAGCAGTTCTCCACCCAGGACCTCAAGGGCTTTGGTTGCGAAACCCTGACCCTGGCCATCGGCGCCGCCGGTTGCCTGCTCAGCTATGCCAAGGAAACCCAGCGTACCGCCCTGCCCCACCTGCGCAGCCTGCGGCATGAACGCCTGGACGACACCGTGGTGCTGGACGGCGCCAGCCGCCGCAACCTGGAGCTGGACACCAATCTGGCCGGTGGACGCGACAACACCCTGCAATCGGTGGTCGATCGCTGCCAGACCGCCATGGGCAGCCGCCTGCTGACCCGCTGGCTGAACCGCCCGCTGCGCGACCTCAAGGTCCTGCAGGCGCGTCAGTCCTCCATTACCTGTTTGCTGGACGGTTACCGCTTCGAACGGCTGCAGCCGCAGTTGAAGGAAATCGGCGATATCGAGCGGATCCTCGCGCGCATCGGCTTGCGTAATGCCCGTCCGCGCGACCTGGCCCGTCTGCGCGACGCCCTGGCGGCGTTGCCGGAACTGCAACAAGCGATGAGCGAGCTGGAAGCCGACCACCTCAAGCAACTGGCGGTCACCACCAGCACCTATCCGGAGCTGGCAGCGCTGCTGGCCAAGGCGATCATCGACAACCCGCCGGCGGTGATCCGTGACGGCGGCGTGCTCAAGACCGGCTACGACGCCGAGCTCGACGAGCTGCAATCCTTGAGCGAGAACGCCGGGCAGTTCCTGATCGACCTGGAAGCCCGCGAGAAAGCCCGTACCGGCCTGGCCAATCTCAAGGTCGGCTACAACCGCATTCATGGCTATTTCATCGAGCTGCCCAGCAAGCAGGCCGAGCAGGCTCCGGCGGACTACATTCGCCGACAGACCCTCAAAGGCGCCGAGCGCTTCATCACACCGGAACTCAAGGAGTTTGAAGACAAGGCGCTTTCGGCCAAGAGCCGTGCCCTGGCCCGGGAAAAGATGCTCTACGACGCGCTGCTGGAAACCCTGATCAGCCATCTGCCACCGCTGCAGGACACTGCTGGCGCGCTGGCGGAGCTGGATGTGCTGAGCAACCTGGCCGAGCGCGCCTTGAACCTGGATCTCAACTGCCCGCGCTTTGTCAGCGAGCCGTGCATGCGCATCACCCAGGGTCGTCACCCGGTGGTGGAGCAAGTCTTGACCACGCCTTTTGTGGCCAACGACCTGAATCTGGACGACAACACGCGGATGCTGGTGATCACCGGTCCGAACATGGGCGGTAAATCCACCTATATGCGCCAGACCGCGCTGATCGTGCTGCTGGCCCATATCGGCAGCTTCGTCCCGGCGGCCAGCTGCGAGCTGTCCCTGGTGGACCGGATCTTCACCCGGATCGGCTCCAGCGACGACCTGGCCGGTGGCCGCTCGACCTTCATGGTGGAAATGAGCGAAACCGCGAACATCCTGCACAACGCCACTGAGCGCAGCCTGGTGCTGATGGACGAAGTGGGCCGCGGCACCAGTACTTTCGACGGACTTTCCCTGGCCTGGGCTGCGGCAGAACGTCTCGCCCAGCTAAGGGCCTACACCTTGTTCGCCACCCACTACTTCGAGCTGACGGTGCTGCCGGAAAGCGAGCCGCTGGTGGCCAACGTGCACCTCAATGCCACGGAGCACAACGAGCGCATCGTCTTCCTGCACCATGTGCTGCCGGGACCTGCCAGCCAGAGCTATGGCCTGGCGGTAGCCCAGCTGGCCGGGGTTCCCAGCGCGGTCATCAGCCGCGCCAGGGAGCACTTGAGCCGTCTGGAAACCACCAGTTTGCCCCATGAAGTGGCGCCTCCAGCACCGGGTAAAACCTCGGTTCCCCAACAAAGCGACATGTTCGCCAGCCTGCCGCATCCGGTGCTGGACGAACTGGCCAAACTGGATCTGGATGATCTGACGCCACGCCGGGCCCTGGAAATGCTCTATACATTGAAGACGCGCATCTAA